CAAAGGGCGCCACCGGGCTGCGCACGCCGGTCAAAGTCTGGGCAGTGGAAAGCGCCTGCAGGCCCTTTACGCTGCAGCTGTTCACCGGCAGGGCAAAACCCACCGTGGCCACGGTCTTGTATGCCGATTCCTCTCCGATTAATACGGTTACATTTGCTCCTGTTTGTTGACTCATGATAAAATCCTCTGGATTTTTAAGTTATTGATAACGGATCTGATCCGATGGTGATACGTTCCTGAAAAGCGATATCCATATACGCGTGTATTTCCGGCAGCATGCCGATGGTGTCGGTATCGATGTCAAAACCGACCACGAAATTGGACGGCACGACATCTTTGATCAGGGTCTGCACCTTGGTGATAAAGTCCGTGATCAGCTCCACACCGGACGGCTCGGTCAGGTTGTCTTCCGTGCGAGTTTTGTTGCCGGTCTGGTAGATCACCAGCCATACGCCCAGAGTGTATTCGGTGATCCGTCGTTCCTGGTGAGCGCTTTTTCCCGGAGAGTGAAACACCATGTACGGCATTTCGTCCTCGCCGGGCGCCTCGTCAAAATCCAGGTCCGCATACACATTGACGTCCCGGCTAAAATTGATATTGGCCCAGGCGTCCAGGGCGGCATCGTTGGCCGCCGCCTCGATGAACGTATTGAAAAATTCGTACAGATCCATTTATTTCTTTTTCCCGGCCGCCGCCCTTGCCTTGGTTTTTGCCGCTTTCTTCGCCCTGGCTATGGTTGCGGCCTTTTTCTTTTCCGCCGCGGTTTTAACCGGAATAGCCTTATTGACCAGGTTGCCGTAATAATCATTGGCGCTGATCTCAACGACATCGCCGGGCTCGGCCAGTTGGCCCCTGATAAACGTCTGTCGGGTAATAATCACTTTCATGGATTTGGCTCCTTTGTTTGACCGGGACCCACTCACTATGGCCCCGGTATTTTTCGTGCTTAACATCAGGACACCGGCAGCTCGTGCTTGCCGAACCGGATGGCCACGATCCCGATGGGTGTGCCGTTGGTATGGGTACCGGTGACATTGATCACCGGCCGCACATAACGCGATGACCCCTTATAGGTGGTCTTATACACCGCATCGTCTTCCGCAGCCGCATCCACCACCGCAAAGCATCCGTCGTTGGTACCGGCCACATAGGTCTGCAGATCCGCGTCCGCCGCATCGGAAAAAGACGAGTCGTCGTCGCTGTCTTCCACTTCCAGTTCTATTTTCACCGACCCGGACAAGCTGTCCCCGGACTCGCCGATCAGTGCCAGAAAAGTCACCTTTTCATATCCCAGCAGGTCCACCGACGCACCGTCGGTATCCGCGGTAATCACCGCCGGATCCACCACCTGATCGACCTTCATTCGGCTTTCAAAGTCTCGTATCATTTTTCATTCTCCCGTGATATTTCATGCCGGGCGGTCTTTCACCGCCCGGCCGGTTATGGGTTGTCGATACTATGTGGTCAGAGCATCCAGCATAGCCGCGAAACTTTGCGCATGTCTCACACCCACATCCACATCCTTGAACGCGGTGACACGTACGCCGGCTGAGGTGGACAGCGAATACGGATCCACCAGCAGGTCGATACCCGACCAGGTGCCCACGATGAGGTCCGCCCAGTTTCCGAAGAAAATGGCGGAGCACACTCCGGATGAAGACCCCTTGGTCAGGGCGCTGGAAACCTGGTTGGTCACATAGGCCGGATATCCGTTCAACTCGCCGATACCGGGCGCCGATCCGGTCTGCCACAGCGGAATCTCCCCGTAAGTGGCGTTGGTAAATACCTGTTTCAGCTTGCCCCTCACCTTGGCGTTGGTCATGTAAGCCAGGCGTCCCACGTCGGCATTGTCCTGGGCCACTTCGGTTTCCAGGTTGACCATATGCGACCAGGCCGGGGCCAGGCCGTTGGTACCTCCGGCCACACTGCCGATTCCGTTGGTGGCGGCAATCCCGGTGGGCTGGTTGCTGGATCCGGTGCCGTGAAGGGCCGCCAGGTCAATGGCCAGGGCCAGTACCCGGGTCAGGTCGTTTCTCACGAAATTTTCCACCGTGATGCTGGACTGCAGCATCAGCTTTCGGGTGTAGTCGGTATAGGCCGCCACTGTTTTGGGCGCGAGCTGCAACTGGGCCAGGGTCTGCTGGCTTTCGGTGGGTGCTCCCGCCTCGGCCACCCAGTAGGCCGTGGCCGCCCCACTCTGCTTGGGAATGGCGATATCGCCCACCAGGTCGTCCAGTATGGTGGCGCCGGCCACTTCGACCATCATCTTGTTTCGCAGCATTTCGATCATCTGGGCAGCCAGCAGGTTGGTTCCCACCAGGTAACCGCCCTCACCGTCGGTGGTGACGTTCAGGTCACGGCTGAGCACATCCGGCGGAACAAAAGCGCCCCGAGCCGTCCGGTGCGTTTTTTTCTCGAACGCCTGACTGCATTCAATCTCAAAAGATGCGGCCTCCCGGGCAACGGCGTCGTTTCGGTCAATCAAATGATTGATCAGCCGCACGATGCTGTAGTTTTGCTTCTCTTTTCGGTTCAACCCCAGATCCGGGTCGGTTTGAACCGGCTGGACATTGCCGACCTTTTCCAGAATGTCGGTTTTAAAGTCCTCCACCGCCCGGCCTTCGCTGACGGCTTTTCTGGCATCTTCGGCCATATCAAACTGTTCGCCCAGGGCGAGGATCTCCCGCACCCGGTCCATTTCCTTCTCCCGGGCCTCTTCCCTGGCCTGGTTTACCGCGGCCAGATCCACCACCGGTTGATCCGGAACGGTATCTTTTTTGTCTGTTTTTACAGGTTCCTCTGGCATAATAAGCTCCTTTTTTATAACTTCCGTGTTGTATTTGCGCTGGTCGTCCTCCCTGCCGATGCCGACCGATATGTCGGCGGGCACGGATACGATGCTGACTTCCAGCGGTTCCCATCGGGTGGCCCGGAATATCGGATTCTCCGGGTCGGAGTCCTCCTGCTTCATCTTGTGGATGCGATAACCGACCGATACGTTTTGCCGTATGCCGTCGCGCACGTCTTGAAACACTTCTTCTGCCCGACCCGATTTGCCGAACCGGACTACCGCCGACCCTTTGCGATCCGCGATAAAAGCCTTTTCAATGACGCCCACCTGGTCCCTGGTATCGTGATCCACCAGCAAAGCACCCCCCGTATTCAATCTTTTCAGTAAAACCGATTTTTTGTCGTGGTCCAGGATCTCTGTTCCGAACCATCTTTCGTACGGCTCCTCGCTGGAAAAACTCATTTTTGCCGTTCTATCTTCCTCGTTGAGCTCCTCCCGGCTGAAGGTACAGTGGCGAAACATTTTTCCCGTCTTGATCGTCTTGCTCATTTTCCTTCTCCTCGCTGTCTTTTTCGATTTTAATTCCCAGTTTTTCGGCAGCTTCCTTTTCCTGAGCCAGCTGCTCGAATATGTCCTCCACATCGCCGCCGGATTCGGCCACAATGTCGGTCCGCGAACGCAACCCCTGCTGGATAGCCGTAGTGCTGGCCTGCACATCTTTGAGCGGGTCAACCCAGGCCCAGCGCCGCGGTTGCCACATGGGTGTATTGATTCGATTTATATCCTGCATTTTAAGATTCAACTGGCCGCTCACCATGGCCCAGTTAAGCCACTCGGAAAAGATATCCTCGCAAAAATGCTCGATCATCCAGCTCTGCAGCATCATCCAGCCATCACGCAATTCGATAGCGCCTTGCCGCAGGGATGAGTAGTTGACATCGGACAGGTTGCTGGACAGGCTGTCGTAGCTGACGTTGAGCCCAGACGCTGCCCCGCGCAATGCGGCCCGGACAAACTGCTCAAATCCGGAGTTGGGGTGATCCACATCAAACGGTTTGAACTCGTATCCCTGGGGCAGTTGCTCCAGCTTTCCGGGAGATACCTCGGTAATGACGTTGCCGGCCGCGTCGGTGTCGTCTCCCTGGTAGTTGTAACCCTGCGGCGACTGTAAAAAACCCATTTTGGCCGCGCCCACCCGGGCCGCCACCAGCTCGCTCTGCTCGTAATGCCCCAGCATATGCAGCCGTTTCAGCGCGGTCACTGTCCACGGCACGCCCCGGGTCTGCTCCGCCCGCTCGGGAATGTAGAGGTGGTTGATCTCTTTGGCCGGAATGCGGTCGTATTTGCCGGGTGCGGCGCTGTAAAACCGGTCTCCCGGGTGTTTTTTTAGAATGTGATAGGCCTTCGGCGCTTTCCACCGGTCGCTCTCTATCCCCATGCGGATATTTTTTCGCTCGTCCTTGTACTTGATGTCCAGGTAATCAGGTTCAATGATCTGCAGGGCAAAGCGAAAGGCATTGTTGTATCCGGGAACCTTGCGGATGAGGATTTCGCCGTCCCGAGCCACGGTCTGGATCACCAGACGCTGCACATCCCGAAAAGAGTGCCGGCCGTCCGCCGTGCAGTTGCCTTTTTTACACCACTGCTTCCAGGCCGCCTCGATCATGTCGTTGGTATCGCTGTCCAGCTCCCCGTCCGGCAACTTGGCCTTGGACTGCAGGCGAATGCCATTGGCGCCCACCACGTTCGTCGCCAGCAGGTTCATGAACTTGCGGCCGTAATCGTTGTTGTTGCAAAGGTCGCGGCTGCGAGCCCTCAAGGTTTCCAGGTCGTTTTCGATATCGTAGTCGGCGCTCTTGGAGCCGGTGGCCCAATCGTTCAGCAGCCGGTTGGTCTTGGCCGCATCAAAACCCCGCTGCTGGCGCCGCCGGACAAAATATTTGAAATACAGCAAGCCGATTTTTTCTCTAAAGGTGATTTTACGCATCGGAGAACCTCACCAGCACGTTGCCGCTGTGCCCCAGCCCGTTGGCAATATTCTCTGCCGCCTGCTCCTGGGCATACAGCGCCTTGTATTTGTCATAGAATTCCAGCACCCGGTGAATCGGCATTTTGCTCAATATTTCGCCCGCAATCACCGTGGCGCCCTGGTCCTTGGTGGCCCTTTTCAAAATGGTGGCCTCCAGTGCGTCCAAGACCTGTTTGACATGGCTGCGGTCGTCATAGCCAGAGGTCTGCTGGGCAAAGTCGAGCAGGATCTCCATAGACCCTTCGTCCACCAGGTAACGCTCGCCCGACCCGTTGTCTACGTGGGCCTGCCATTTGTAAATGCCGGCGGTGTAGTCGGCGGTGGTGGAAGTGGTTAAGGTGACCAGGTGGTCGGTGCCGGATGCGGTGGCGTTAAAGGTGATTTGAACAGATGATTTGACCAGGGAATAGGAAAGAGTCCAGGAAGTGGCCGGATAGTCGTCAAGCGTCCGGGTCCACTGGACATACTCCCCCTGGGTAAAGGATGCAGGTTCCGTACTCGGAATATCGGTCATAAAAAAACCCCATATATGGTGGCAATTTAAATTTCACTCACCATATCATGGGGTTTTTGGGTAAATCGGGAAATGTATACTAAAAATACATCAAAATAGCATTAAAAATACACTTAAAACTATTGACAGGGTTTTTAAGGCCTACATTTCCGTTGGAGATTTATTTTTATAATGTTCAAGCCATTTTTCAAAGTCATGTATTTTATAAGGCCTCACCTTATCTTCATCATATTTTACCATCAAACCGGTATTTATGGCTGTCATTAAATGTGTTATTTTGTTTTTCAGCTTATAAAAAACAATGGCGCCATCCTGGCTGTAGTGCAATTCCACCCTTGTTCTATCTTTGCCGAGATCTTCAAAAACAGCGTAAATTCCAATTATAGGAATGGCGCCATCCCACCGCCGGAATACAAAATATTTTTGTTGTATATCACCTTTTTCAAAAACAAGTCCCTGCGATGTTAATATTTTAAATCCTTCCGACCAGACATCCTTTAATGGATATTGAAAATCAATAAAAAGCGCCGGCTTTTTCATTGTGCCGCCTATCGTGGCACAACCGGCCATAACAAACGCGATGATCAAAACATTAAGTAATTTTTTCATGGTAGCCCCCCTGCTAAAATGATAACCGCCTGAGAGGCCATATATAGCACGATCTTTTTTATTTTTCAACTTTGTCCGAGATAAATTCTTATGCAACAGCAGCCGGCGGCAATATCCGTCGTCTACGCATCGTCCTCACCGCCAAAACGGCATTAATTTGATTTGATAATTTTATAATAGAAGGTGGAGGATAGCCAAAACTCGGCATATTTTTAGATATTTTTATTATTAACGAGTCCATAATTACGCCACTTTTGTATGAATAAAAAGTAGGCGTCAATAAAAAATTCCAAAAGAAGAGGTTGATCGCCCTTTGTTCCGTATATGGTTGAATGCCTTCTGCTTTATATTCAATATTAACATAATCCATTTTATTTTCATAAGATTCTCTAATTTTGATTTCATATTTACTTGCTAAAAAATCCATAATCGCAAGATATAATAAAAAACCTCGATGTTTTAAATTGTTAACGCCTTTTGGAAGTTTTGCTTTATCTTCCTCCATTGCTTTTTTATAAAACAGTCTCAGGTCATTACTATATTCATCTCGACCTCTTTGCAAATTAATACATACAACTCCGGGCCTTTCCATAACAGATTTTAATAAAACCAAAATACTATTACTTTGTATATTTTTTTCCAACCCGCTGCAAATATCAAGGTTTAAATAGCTTATTTTATGTTTATTATTCCACGAACCGATGACTTCATTTATATCTCCTAAAATGGCCAGCTTGTTTTGAGCTCTTATTTTTTTTACTGTCTTTTTGTCATTATTAACCAAAATTAAATTGTTTGAATAAAAACCTTTTTTAATAGCCACTGGCCGATCCAAGTCATTTTCGTCACCCACATAAACACAAATTGCATTTTTCTTTTTTGGAATATGTTTAGCAGCTATATTCCAAACTGTCCGACGCCAGTTATTCTTATTTCCAAATTTATAATTCTTTGTTTTGCCTATCATTTCGTACCTCCTTCAACTCACAACTCATAATTCATAACTCAAAATTAATTATTCCGCATCCTCCGGCGGATTTTTCTCTCTATAATTGGTTATTACCCGAAAGTACTCATCCAGATTATCAGAATGTGCATACCAGTGATTGTTGATTAATTTAGCTGGCATACCCATTTTAATAAATTCTTTGAAAAGCGGCAAACTTGAAATGCCGATATAGGCCATGATTTCTTTGCTGCCGTTGAGTATTTTTTTTTTTATGGTCATTAATAACCACCAAATATTTCAGCCAGCGGGCCGGACACGGCTTTGATCACGTCGGGATTCGTGCAGCTGTCCAGCGCCGGCCGCCAGGCTTTTAAATTGTTTTCCAGTGGATAACTATAACACGGATGCGTCAGCGGGCCTCCGGTGTCATAGAAGTACTTTTCCTCTCCCTGGTAACAGTCCATCCCGCACAGAAGCACGGGATCGCCGCCCATATAACAGGCCAGCCAGGTGGCCAGGGACGAAGAAAACCCGCCGTCCCAGAATGGCACATCCAGGATGTAATCGCTCCAGTTTTCCAGCTGGCTGATGCGCGGACCGGTAAAATTGTAATAAGTGTTGATAAACAGCTCTATATTGGTGGGTGAGTCCATAAATACCATATAATCCGGGTTTAAAAGCCGTACGGCGTGGTAATTAACCATCACGGTGATGCAATTCGCCGGAAGTTTTTTTATATCATTCGGCAGCGACGGCCCACCGCCTAAAACCGCCACCGGAAGTCCCTTATATTTGTTTTTGAGCTCGCTGATCGGTTTTTTACTCAAGCAACCCTCCTTCGCCCATGCTCTGCTTTCGCCTTTTTTCCAACAGCTCTTTTTCCTTCTGCTCTCTGTATTTATTCTCTTCAAACACCATCGGCTCTTTTGTTTTGCTTTTCTTCTCTTCTTTTTTCTGCCAGAACCGCACCCCCAGGATCTCGGCAGCGGCCAAGCCGTAGCCGGACACGTCCCAGCCGTGGTTGGCCATGGACTGGCGCACCTGCCAGATCCCTTTTTCGTCCACGTACTCGGAAGTCATCTGCCGGGCCCAGTCGATGGACAGCTCGGAGTGCAT